GCAAGGTAGACCTGCCACTCCATGAACTGCATGTCGCGGTTTGAGGCAGCAAGTGGAAGCCACTGCATTCCCTTGCCGCCGCCAGTGATAGCAATCTGGCTCTTGCCAGCAACTTCTGCTTCCCAATACGCCTTGAACGAGTCAACCTGATCTGGTCGCACGCCCTCACCAAGATGCAGAACGCCGGGAGGCGCAGCCTGCGAAACAGCCTTAGCGTTATACGCCGCAGCATCTAGGTCTGCAGCGATTGTTTCAGCGAGGACCTCAAGTGGAGAAAGTCCGATTGGACTGTATGTCACTGGGTTTGCGATTACAACGATAAGTTCATCGTTCTTGTAAATTGCAACCTGCCGACCAGCGCTGTCTAGTTCGTAGTATCGCGGCTTGCTTTCGTCCCTGCCATCCCACGTAGTATCAAAGGCAATGCGGGCGGCGTCTTTATTCCAGAGGTATGCGATTGGGTCTGCTCCGACCCTAGACCCGACTTTCTTTTCAATCTCAATTGCGCCTTGGTCCAGAACGAGAATGTCTTCAATCACTGGCTCAATAAATGATCGCCAAGAATCCCCCTTCGGGTTTGGTCGGCGGAACAGTTCGCGCAACTTCTGAACCGTTCGTGGATTTGACGGCGGCGCGAATCCAAGGGTTGTTCCTTGACCATCGTCGCAATTGCTCCGTGCTCATCTTGGCAATCGTGTTTATTGATTGAGCGCCACGAGCATACGGATAAGTGTCAGGTGCGAATGACGGGGTTGCCTTCTCCGTTGTTGGCTGCGTTCCGCCGCCGAAGAGACGCTGAAGAATGGAGCGCTGTTCTGCCATGATTACCTTCCGCTACGCTGTTTTCTGACCGCATCGGTCCAAATTGTTTCTACTGCGTCAGTATTGACAAATTTACGCATTTCGTCAATGGAGCAGTCCACTACACGTATCCCATTGACATAAGTAGTCGTTCTCTTGTTAAGCGCCTTCGCCCACCACACGGGGACGACGAATGTGCCGTCGGTGAATTGTACCTCAAGGGTGGAGTCAACGCTTGGTATCGTCATCTTCCATTTCCTCTGTGTCCGCGTCATGCCGGTGATGTCCCTGGGGTGACCCAAAGACTGCTAGCTCATTGTGAAGCGCCCGCATAATGCTGTCAATATCTGTGTCTGCTGTCTCCTCATCCTCACCCTTGAGCATCTCGTCAACCCGCAACTGGATCTTTCGGCGCTGCGGGACGCTCTGACGGCTCTTGTGGAGGTCGGTGTAGCACCACTGGCAGACGTTGTAACGCTTCTGACCCCTTGCCCTTGGGATCATTGGTTCTGGGATCATTTCGGTCACAAGGTGGTCTGGTCCAGCAAGGATGCCGCAGGATGCGCATCGGGGGTGGGACCGCCTGCCCTTCTCGTATGACTCAATTACTGGCTGTATCTGTCGCTGGAGTCGGATCAGCGCTCGGGCCAAATCTTTTATTTGGTCGCCGGAATAGTTAATCTCGTTGCATAACGTGCATTGGAGCATTGCAGTAGTATACCACGCATATTAAGGCTATATTGAGTTAGGGTTAAGAAATCTTACCCGTAGATTGTTACAGGCATTTTGATATGTTACAATCCTGTAGTATTAGGCGGAAAACCTGCCAAAAATCGTCAAAAGTGAGCAGAAACCTCACCTCTTGACGCAGGTAAACTATTAGTAAATTATAAGTAAAGTCATAGCAGCATTGGAGGCTCCGTGGACTTTAAGCTCTATACCAGCGCCCTAAAGGCATATACGGCCGAAAACGGCGAACTTCACGTGCTCGGCACTACGTCCTCAACCATCCGAGACCTGCACGGGGATGAGATGACCCTCTCTGCATTGAAGTCTATGGAGGAGACAGCCAAGCAGAATATGACTGTCTTCCTGAACCACAACTACAACGTTCCAGACGACATCTTCGGATCAGTCACTGACGCCCGGATTGTCAAGCGCTACGACCAAGAGTCGGGTCAGGATGTTTACGATCTTGACGTTGATGTCCGAGTAGTCGGGGAAGACGAAAACCCCCTTGCAATGAAGACCTACCGTGCGATTAAGCGCGGAGTTAAGCTTGGCCTATCTATTGGCGCCAAGGTTGATAAGGTCTCAAAGAAGAAGGGCGACGGCGGCGAGGACACCTATGTCATTGAGAGCGTCAAGCTCCTTGAGACTTCTGTTGTCGGCATCCCTGCCAACCAGCGCTCATACCTACAGAATGCACTCAAGAGCCTTAAGCAGGCAGAGCAGACTGGCGAACTTGAGATTGTTGAGAAGGCTGGTCCAAAAGACCTCGTTGAAGGCGACTTCGTCCGATGGGACTCCAGCGGCGGTGCCGCCCAAGGTCGCATTGAGCATGTCATGCGCGAAGGCGTTCTTGGCGTTCCTGAGTCTGACTTCAAGATTAATGCAACCCCAGAAGACCCAGCGGCTTTGATCCGAATTTATCGTCCCCAGGGAAATGGCTGGGGTGAGACCGACAAGTTGGTCGGTCACAAGTTTTCTACGCTCCGCAAGATTGAAGCACTCAAGCCTGCGGAGGATGTTGAAAAAGACGCGCAGAAGGCTGCTCCTGATGGGCTGCAGGTTGGCGATTATGTCAACTGGCCGATTGGCGGGCAACTTGGCTACGGTGAGATTGAAGAGATCATCACTCGTGGCCCCGTCGCCTTGCCTGGCTCGGAAGAGTCCGTTGAGGCATCGCCGGAGAACCCGGTGGCGATCATCTGTGTCTACGCCCCACACGGCGAAGACTGGGAAGATAGTGGTGTGTATGTGGCTGTACAGTTCAGCGCGCTCACCCGAAGTAATCCGCCTGTAGAGGCGGAGGAAGACGAGGAGACAGAAATGTCCGAGACCGAGAAGGATCTCGTCGCCGGGGAGGTCGTTGAGACCGCCACTGCCGATGAGGTCATTGACGCGGAAAAGAAGACCCGCGTGACCGTAACTGTTAGCACGGAAGGCGATAAGCCAGCCGATGTTGCCGCTCCAGCCGCTGTCGCGGAAGAGACGGAAGAGGAAGCCGCCCCAGAGGCGATCAAGGCTTCCGCAGAGCCTTGCGACTGCCCAGAGGGTGGCTGCGAGTGCAATAACGAAGTTGCAGAGGAGATCGTGGAGAAGGCTGTTGAGCCAACCCCCGCCCCAGCACCTACACCAGCACCAGCGCCGGCTCCTGAGCCAGCGCCTGCACCGAAGCCTGATGATGCGCCCAAGGCGCCAGAGGCTGATTCGGACAAGAGCTCACGCTACAAGAGTGGCGTAAGTGATCAGGTCCTTGTCGGCATCAACGGGATTCTTGCCGACCTCACCGATGAGGACCGAGATGCGGTTCTTGCTGGTCTTGGCGTCCAGAAGGACGGCGAGCCAGTGGTGGAAGAGGCTCCAATTTCCGATACTGAAGTGACCCTTGAGGTCGTTCAGGAAGCCCCTGCCGAGGTCGCTGTTGAAGCCGCCCCGGATGTGGTTGCCGAAGATGCTGCCGCTACTTCTCTGGAGGAAGTCGCTGCCATCGCCAAGTCGGCGCTCGATGCAGCCATTGCTGCGCAGCAGGAGGTTTTTGCGGTTAAGTCCGTGATAACCGAACTGGCTGCGGACAAGGCCAAGGTCGAGGGAGAACTTGCCAAGGCTCTGGATCTCGTTGGTCGTTTGATCAATGTCCCAATGGGCCGAAAGCACGCAACTGTAGAAAATACGAAGTCCACGAATGGAGAGAAGGCCCCGTGGCTGGACCCATTCATCGCGCGTCTTCTTGACGCACAGGAGTAAAAAATTATGAGCGACACACTTCGCGAGAAGCTGCAGGACGTTCACAAGGGACTTGAATCCCTGAACGACACCGCAATTGTCTCACGCACCTCGGGTGCTGAGGACAATCTCGACGTCGCAGAGGCGTATGCCGTCCAGCGCGAACTTCGCAAGAAGTTCGGCAAGATGAGCACCGCTGAGCTCGGCGAGGCACTTGACATTCAGGCTGGTCGCGAGACGGGGAAGCAGGCTTCGGCTGATATCCTTAACCGACTTGCAACCGCGAACCCAAACATTTCTAAGCTTCTGGACAGCAGCGGCGGCGCGGCTCTTATCCGACAGGACCTTGAGCCAATCCTTTATTCGCTGTTTGTAAAGCGCTTCCCAATGTTTGACCGACTGCGCAAGGAGCCTGCAAACGGCCTTGTGCACGCGTTCAATCAGCAGACCGCCTACGGCGACGCAGTCTTCCAGACGGAGACTGGCACCGTGACGGACGACAACAACACCTACGCTCGCCAGACGACGAACGTTGCCGTGCTTGCTACCCGCCGTGGTATCACGCTTAAGCAGCAGTTCGCTCTCACTGGTGGCGGGTCGCCGTTCAACGGCCTCTCGGCTGAGCTTGCTGGTGGCGTAACCGCCATCGCACACAAGCTTCAGAAGCAGGTTTTCCAGGGCAACGCCACGGTCACCTCGGGTGCAGGCGCGACCACTGAGCTCGGCGCGTATGACGCGAACGGGTTTGACGGTCTCCGCAAGCTCTTGGGTTCGGCTGCTGGACAGGGCATTATCGCGACGAAGGGCACTGCTGCCTATCTCGCCACGATTAACAGCGCTGTTGCCTCAGTTCTCGACAATGGTGGTAACCCATCAGCAATCGTTTGCTCGCCAACGGACTACGCTGGCCTTGTAAACGAGCTGACGAGCCTTGTCCGATACAACGCACCAGCATCCGATGAGGTTGCGGGCGCGACGTTTGGTCAGGTTGTTACGGCTGCTGGCGCACTCCCGATCCTTGCGGTCGCGGGCGATGCTATCGGCTCGTACACGGTCACTTCGCCAACGACGGCGAACTATCGCGATATGTACATCATTGACGAGGACACCTGGTCAATGCCGTACCTCGGCGCGGACAGCATCACGACGCTGGAGATTCCAGTGGGCGTGAACGGTGCTCTTTCCAAGCTCTACATCATGTATGTGATGTTCGGTCTTGCGAACAAGGCTCCGCAGTTCAACGCAAAGGTTGCAATGGTTCACAGAAGGAACCTTAGCGAAGCCTACAACCTGGGGTGTAAGAGGACTAGTCGCCGCCGTCGGGTATCGCCCTAGAAACTGGCTGCAAGGCCGCTGCGTCCCAAGTGAAGTGGGTCGTACCGTAGTGACGAGTAATGGCATCAACCTTAAGCCAGATCTCTCCCCCAATGGATCTCCAGTCGTTGCAGAACATGAAGTCCTCCCCGATAAAGAACCCCTCATCGTCTAGGGCGTATCTGAAGTATTCAAATGTCTGAATTGGCGCTTTCGCCTTAGCCTCTTCGCCGACCCCATCTGGCTCAAGATACACCCGACCTGGGAAGCTCTCTTGGAACTTCTCAAAAACAGAACGATGGATCACAACGCAGCCGGTGCCAATCTTTTCAGCCCGAACAAGGTTGAGATCCTTGGCAATTTCGTCAAGATTCTCAGTTGAGTCCTCTCCAACAATAAAGTTTGGAGCACAGAAATAAGATGACAGGTACTCTGGCGGAACGTCTTTGCCAGCAGCAATGGTGAAGTCCCTTAGCCGACCGAAGTCCATTGCGCGCTTAGAGCAGGGGATGCCGACAAACTGTTTGCCACTAAGCACGGCGCCAAGGATGTCCTTCGCGTCAACCTCAATATCACCGTCAATCATGACAAGGAAGTCGTATCCGCTAGACATAAACTGAGAGACAATCTTGTTTCTTGCTAGGGGGAGGATTGAGTTTCCCCAAACAACTCTCCAGGCAAACTTTAGACCAAACTTAGAGCATGCTCGCTGAATGTCAAGGACGCTCTTTGTATAGCCCCACGACATATTGCCGTCAAGGGATGGGGTTGACACGTAGACTTTAGGCAAGTCCTGCCCGCCCTCAGCCTTCTGCTCGGCGATTTGGCGCTCCCTGTTCTCTCGTGCTTTCTTTCCCATGGGTCCTCCTTGGGTAAGATTGTATCACAGCCGTAGATCAAATAGGGGTAGACTAAAAAGACCGTTAGGAGGACAATCAGCACATGATCCGAGTCACAATTCCAGTACCAGACATCGCCACCCAGATCGCATCTTATAACAAGATTGAGATCGGTAGGGCAAGCACCAAGGCGGACGCCGACTCAAGGACTGGCACGTGGTCAAGCCTTGGTCAGGTCGTTACGCTTGTGCCGACAGTAAGTAAGTACCAGTATGACGACGAAGGCGCTGCAGAGGGCTATTTCCACACCTACCGCCTAATCAATAGCAGCACGAGTGCCGCTGGGTCCTACTCCACTGTCAGGGGCAAGACGCTTGGGTACCTCACGGCGGAGGAGTTCCGCGACTACGAGCTCGGAGACCTCACGGACGGCGCTGGGACCGACCTATCTGATGCGGCGCTGGACTCATTCATCGGAACAGCCTCTCGGCTTGTTGACGCATACGTCGGCTATTCCTTCCAATACCGACAAACAACCGAGCGACACGTTTGGAACCAGAAAAGTCGCCGAGTATATCCGCGAGAAAAGCCGATTGTCTCCGTTGCCGCCTTTAGGGTCTACGTTAGCAACCAGCAGAACGCGGCATTTACCGTCAATGATATTTACATCAATCCAGACCGTGGCTATGTTGAGATTACAAGCCTAGCAAATGTGACGTATTCGCTGTTCCCAGCGATTGTCGCCCTTGGGCTCATTGAGCCTGTGGCCGAGATCACATATACCCACGGTCACCAATACACGCCAACCGACATCAAGGATGCCGTTGCCCTCACCGCAGTTGACCTCATTGCTCGAGATAGTCTCGCAAAGCAGGGGCTGAACGGTCTTTCCAGGCTTCGCGTTGGGGAGATGGAAATGTATTCAGATAAACCAGCCAGCGGCGCAAGTGTCCTGCAGGTGCCATCAGCAGCCTGCACCATTCTTGATCCTTATCGGTTTATCTCGGTGCGCTAATGGCGCTGCCAGGATTCGTTACAAACATCACGCTAAAAAGAGAGGGTCAGACTGGTCACGCCGCAGACGGCACCCCAACGGTGAGCGTCACGACCATTTGGACTAAAAAGGGTCATTACCAGCAACAGCAGGGGACAGAGCTAAACGTCCAGACTGGTCCTGTTGAGTTTCAGGTTTACAGGTTCTGGCTGCCATTCCTTACTGGTGCCGACCGACCCTCAATGACCGACCGGCTCGTTGCTGACGGCTATGAATTTGAAGTTATAGGGATTGAGCAGGAAAGCCTGAAGCATCACCTGATTGTAAAGGCGAAACGAGCTGAGCGTTAATGGCCTACAGGACAATCGGCAGGGGAAGCCGCTCTGGTCTTTCTGGAATCAACGAAGCGATGAGCGCGCTTCGTGCGCTTGCCAAGGCTGTTAGCAATAAGCAGTCTAGGGCGGCGCTTGTGAAGGTTCAGGCCCAAGGGTTTTCAATGATCAGATCTGCTATTTATCACAGGAAGTACGGCACAAGCCTTGCTGAAATTTTCAGGAAAACCAGACCTCGCGGGAAGAGTGGGAATTCAAAGTTTGGGGTTGGTCTTGGCACTCCGGTAAAGACTGGGAGACTTCAAAAATCACTCGTGACCCCTGATGCGCCGCACAGCATCTACCAGCAGGAAGTCGCGAAAGACGGAAGCATACGCGTTCAATATGGCGGAAACCCAATTGACCCATACTCGGGAAAGCCGTATTTCCAATACCCAGAAAGCCTCTATGGATTCTTTGAGGAGGGGGTCCAGTGGTTTACGATGCAAAAAACACTAAAGCTGCTTGGGGAGGACCTCGCCGCGATGTACGGCAAGGCCCTCCAGAAGCATGTTGCGAACAGCGTTAAGCGTTCTCGCTAAGGCAGGGTAAGACCCGAAGGTCGTCCCAGCCAATCTTACTTATTGTAAAAGTCAAAAGCCCAGGCGCAGACTTCACGCCAGCCGTCTCAGTAAACCACTGAGAGCCACCATCAAGAGATGGTGCCTGAATGTGCGTCCTGATTCCCTCGGTAAGGACCGAGAGGTGATGGTAGTGACCTGTCACCAGAATGGTTGCGTCTGCAACCCTCTGCATCCCATACGCCTGATCCTTCCACCACGCCTTGATCTTTGCGGCTGATACCGCGCCTCCCCGTCGGGCTTGATGCCCGTGGGCGAGCCCAAGGATTGTCCCGTGAACATCCATCGTTAGCGTGAGTTCGTCCTGCGGGAACATGAATGTCACATTCCCATACACATCTGGGTTGGCAGCAAGGATCTCTGCAACCTGCTCAAACACAGCAACGTCATCGTTGTCGCTGAATGTTGTGTATGCCTTTCCATTGCGTCGGTTCTCTCCGTGGTTCCCCGGAACCGAAGCGACTACAACCCTCGGGGCAATCTTCGCCCACGAGGTTAGTGCCTTGACAAGAAGTCGTCGCACGACCTTAACCTGCTCTCGCCGATCAAGATCGTTCTGGAAGGTCTGCATGGCGTAGTGGCCGTCGCAGGACTCAATGAGGTCCCCAAGCCCAAGCACCACAAGCCTGTCAAGCTTCCTGCCCGTCTTCACGAGCTCCTTCCAGCGATTCTCAACCTCATTAATTCCGGCTAGGAATCTAGAGACGATGCCCTCGGAGCCGCCCCCTTCACCTTTGCCCATCTGCAGGTCTGAGATTCCCACGACAAGTGCCGTGTCGCCATCAAATGTTGTGACTTTTCCGGGCTTATGCTTTTTTATTTCATCAATAAGATCATTAAGTTCAACGCCGCGCTCTACGCTTTTGCGAACGACCTTGCCCTTCCATTGGCGATTTGGAACGCCCTCTGGGTTACCCCAAACATTAAAAAGGATTGGCTCAACAACTTCAAAGTGGTCGGGATCAAGACCCCACACCTTAAGTACTGCTGACCAATCCGCCGCCTGATCAAGCGGGCCACCACTTGTCGTAACGGTTCCCTCATTTCCGTTCCATGTGATTCCCGGCTCCCAGCCCTCTGGGTGCTGTCTTTTCGGTCGTTTTGCATCTGATCGTTCTGACTGTATTGCTTTCAATTCATCTAGATCACTCATTGCAGGCACACTCCCCTCGTCGGTGGCGGGCAACAGTGTGTCGCCTCACCTTGTGACCCTTGCGATCAAGCCATACGCTGATCGTGTTGGCGTCAATGGTTTGATCTCCAAGCGCCTCAATGAGCGCCTCCCGATCCTTGCCACCAAGGATTCTTGAAACAAGACCCGCGGTGCACTTTGCCCCGCGCGGTTTAAACGACTGCATCTTTTGCAGTTCAGCAAGAGCGGTTGCCCTGCTTGTCATTTAACCTCCCTGACCTAGCCCGGCTACGGGGTAGGCGCTAGTTGCCCCAACGGATAGCAGTATACAACACAGAACAGCTGTGTGTCCACAATGATAGTGTGGAAATGTGGATTAGGGAACGAACCTCAGGGCAATAGCAATAGCCGCCACGATAATGGCAATAGCCGCCGCAGAGTCTGGCGCTATCCAGCGAAGGATGCCCTTGACCTGCCCGTCCGCAGCGTCCCTTTTCTCAAGGCTTAGCACGATCTTTTGGACGTCCTCGTGGATGGTATTAATCTTACCCTCAATGCTGCTAACCCTTCGTGTCAAGTCGTCCATTTTGGCGTCCATGTGACCCCTCCAATAGGAAAGCGCGACAGCCTCCTCTTGGGAGGCGTGCAGATCGGCTGGAATTTTGGCTGCTGCCATGTTCAGCATTGTTACCGTAACAAAGAAAAATGTCTATATGACGAGCTTCTGCGTAGATCGCGGGTCTATTGGCTCCCTTAACAAATACGCGTAGAGTATGGACATGGTTGGTGTGTACGAATCGTTCTTTACCGCGTTGGGCGGGGATGCCACGCTCCAGACGTTGCTCTCCGGTTCAAACACGGATAAGAAGGTGTACCCCATTTACCATGTCGGCTCGAGTAATCTGCCGGCGATTCGGATAGCTGTGCTTAGCGGCTCGGCGGATGTTGGCCTTCCGATAGATCGTCCAACAGTAGACGTTCTCATCTCCAGTGGGACCAGTACTACTGAACTTAATACGATTTCGGCAAGGGTGGACACGTTGATTAACCGAAAGCGGCTTTCGGGTCCAAATGGGGTCGTAGTGCACCTCTGTCAAAAGGTTTACGAGGCAGATGGGTATGACGATCAGGCACAGGAATATCGGAGAATCATCCGATATAACCTAATAAAATCTTAACGCAAGGAGCACAATAATGCTTACGCTTGGATCAGGCGTACTAGAGGTGGCTTACTGGGTGAGCGGCCGCGCGAAGGGTACCTCAGCGTACTTTACTTCTGCGTCGGGCGGATACACCGCGGTATTCTCCATCGGACAGATCGCCGGCGATGTCGAGTTTGACATCAATTATCAGGAGCGCGAATTCTACGGTCAGTACAACTTCCCTATCATGAAGGCACACTTCGGTGGTAAGGTTGAGGCGCGTGCGCGTCAAGTTGAGCTTAACGTAAACTCGCTCAAGAACTTCTTCAATAGCAACGGAACCGCTTCGTTCATCAGCACTGCCGAGCCAAGCTCGTTCGTGTTTGATCCAGACGTTGACGGCGGCTCGGGGCAGGCGACCACGGCAGGAGCCGGTCTCCCACGCCCACTCTACGTGCGCTTTACGCACCAGCGGACCGATGACTCGTCCAAGACGGTCAAGATCCACTTGCCAAAGGCGTACACGATGAGCCTGAACATTCCGTTCACCCGAGAAGACATCATCGTTCAGGATGTTGACTTCATGGCGGTTGTGGACACGTCGCTTCTCGTGACGACTGGTGGCACGGCTGAGCCGACCATCGTCCTCATTGAGGCGTAATTAAAGCCTTAGCGCTTTAATCTGTGGGGTCGGGGGCTTCGGCTCTCGGCCCCACATAGATCCCCCAGTCTTCACAATGGGGAAAGATATGGGTATAATGTACCCGCCCCCACCAAAGCACGACATGTGTCGTCTGGTCGGGCATAGATGTAAATAGCAGCCACGGGCTGCAGTGGGAGAGTTATGGGAAATCTGGTAGAGCTCAAGGGCGGCAAAGCCCTAAACCTCAATGACCTTGCTGAGCTTGAAGAGGAGTTTGGACCGCTGGACAAAGTGGACCTCAGCCGATTCACTGTAATCAGAAAAATTCTTTGGCTTGTTATTCGCAAGGGCGAAGTTGGCATCTCTATTGAGCAGGTTGGAGAACGATTTAACATCCAAACCATGCAAGAAGAGGTTCAAAAAGTCCTAAAGGCAAGCGGTTTGCTTGGAACCGACGAAGTCTCGTCGGGAAAAGAGGAGGCGACTGGGGAAGTATAAACTGGGGTGAACTTTCTGCATCATATTCTGATGCATTCGGCTTCACACCAGAACAATTTCTCCAACTGACGCTTCCCCAGCTCTCGGACTTTGCCTCATACGCAGAGAAGAGGGACGCAGAGATGAAGCGCCAGAGTAAGTCGCCTTCGTCTGGAGCAACCGGTCAAAGAATGGGCTCTACGAAATCAATGGATCAAATGGTGGCCCAGTTTGGGGCACCAGAAGCGAAGGCGGAGTTGCTGAAGAATGGCTGACGATCAGGCCAAATTTGACCTAAAGATTGGCTTGCAGGTTGAGGGCGGTGACAGCGCTGCCCAGCGCATTGCCGCCCTCACCAAGCAGATCGGTGGACTAGAGCGCCAAGCATCGCAGATGCGCGGTCTTGCAAACATCCCAATTCAGATGCAGGACCTTATCAAGTCCTCATATGGAGCTGCCAAGGGTCTTGGTAATGCTAAGGATCAAGCAAAGGCTTTAAGCCCAGCCATCTCAGCAATTGGCGAGGCAGTCAAAAAGACTGGTCTATCTCAAGACATCCTAAAAAGCGTCGGCCTTGACGATAAGTCCTTGCGTGCTGCGGGAAAAAATGCTGACGGGTTCCGTGGTCTTATTGAGAATCTTGCCAAAGCCAGATCAAGAGCAATCTCCGCCAGCTCAGAATATTCTGGAAAAGCAGAGTCGCTTTCCGCCGAGCGTTCGCTTCTCACGACCAACTTCAATCGAGAACAGCGCCTACGTGAGGAGGCCGCAAGAAAAGCAGTTGCCACCGACAAGGCAACTGAAGCGCAGAAAACACAGGTCGCGATGGCCGGTGCACGGGAACGGATCGCGGTCGCAAAGCGGGCAGCAACATCGGTTTCTGACGCAACCAGCAAGGATTTAACACCTCGGCGCATTAGGGCAGGTGGTCGCTTTAACGAAGCTGAGCTTGCTGCCCAGGCAAAACGGCTTGCACCATACGAGGCGGAGTATCGTTCAATCAAGGATGCGCAAGCGAGAAAAGCCGCCGAAGCAGCCGCCTCTAAACAAGTTACACCATCTGCCCCTAGCGCCAACGTCCGTGGCGTGTCATCAGGGCTTGAGGGTCTTGCGTCGGCAGCAAAAAATGCATCCTCTGCGCTTAATGCGCTAGCAAAGTCAGCTAGGCCAGCTGGGGGGCGGGGACCGACTAAGGCGCAAACCCCAGAACTAATTGCAACTCGCATGATGCGGGAGATGAGGGGCGGATTTGCCAAGGAGTATGCGCAACTCCACAGAATGGAGCGCCGTAATGAGGCAAGCGTATTCCCGAAGTCTCAGTATGCTGCCGGATCTGGTGGTTCTGGTGGTCCCGGTAGCCCTAAGGCCCCGCAGCAGTTGTCGTCCGCATATGGTCAGATTGACAAGTCCGCCGCTGCAGCAGCACGGTCAATCTCCCAGGTAAGGAGCGAAGGCGACGCAATTACTGGTCAAATTAAAAACGTTCTTGGCATGGCCTTCGGGTATCAGGCAATTCATGCCGTCGCCTCACAACTGCAGCAAGTATTTGGACATCTTCAGGGTGGTGTAGTTCAGTTTAACTCAATGCTGGAGCAGGCAACGGTTGGGTTTACCACTCTATTTGACAACCAAAGAAAGCAGGCAGAGGCAACAAATGAGCTGGTTGGAGAAAATGCAGTCGGCATTGACTTCATGGCAATGGGTTATGACAACGCAAAGGAGGCAGCCGAGGGCGTCATTGAAACCATTCGCCAATTTGCAAACGTTACGCCATTTAGGTTCGCGGAAATCCAAGAGTCAACACTCCGAATGCGAGCGTTCGGGTTTGACATGCAGGAGATCCTTTACGAAAATTCTGAATCAGTAGATCAGTTCTCTGGCGGTATCGTTGCCGTAGGTAACGCCGTTGCTGCCCTTGGCGGCGGGGCAGACGCCTTCCGAAGAATTACCTACGCTCTCGGTCAGATGAAGCAAGCTGGTCGCGTCTACCAAAACGACATGATGCAGCTGGCAAACGCGGGTATCGGTGGATACAAGTATATCGCCGAAGCACTCATGAAAGAAATTACAACTGACGGCAAGGGTACTCAAGACAAGGTTATCAAGGGCCAAGAAAATCTTTATCGTCAACTGCAATCAAACGCAATTGAGACCGTACGCCGGCTTACAACTAGCGGAAAAATCTCTGGAGAGGTAGCGTCTCGAGCAATCCTTTCTGGCCTTGAGCGCGACTTCGGCGGCGGAATGATGGCACAATCCAAGACATTTGCCGGAGCATTCAGCACGGTTGCCGACATGTCTCAGAGCCTTGTGGCAGATTCTTTTAGGCCGCTCTACAACGCAATTAGGGATATAACCTACGAGTTCAGCCTTTTCCTACAAGACCCAAGCGTTCGCGCATCTGCGCTGGCTTTCAGTGATGTTGTTGAAAAGATTCTTGTGCAATTGAAGCCAATGGGCGCACTTTTGATGAGCATTGGAAAAAGGATCGGCAAAGACTTCGCTAATGCAATGTCGAGCATCGGATCAAGCGTCGGAGGTGTTGGGGGAACCTTTGGCGCATTTGCCATCGGGGTAAGAGAAATAATCAAACTTCTTGAAAATGATTTTGCAAGAACAATCGTAGCAACAGCCGCCCTAATTGGCGTTGCATTCAAGTTTGCTTCAGCGAACCCATTCATGGTTAGCATTGGGCTCCTCATAACGCTCCTCGGTGCGCTGAAAATGGCAGTGAACGAAAACCTATTTGGCATTGGGCAGGCATTTAGACAAATGGCTGCCAGCATTGAGCCAATGATTGGCATCTTTAGAGATGAATTCCTGCCGGTGCTTATGAGTGTTCTCTTGACCATTAGCCAAGGGATTATCGCTGGCCTTTCTGCAGCGTTTAGGGCACTAGCTCCAACAATTTCTGCCGTAGCACAAGTCCTTGGAACAGTTTTAAGCGTCTTAAGCAAGATGGAGCCAGTTCTTAGGGTAATCGGATTCCTTCTTGGCGTAAGCCTTGCAAGCAAGTTGGTAATAGGGGGAATCTCCCTTCTTACAGGCGCCCTCTTTAGGGCAACAGTTCAGATGCGCGCATTTAATGTCGCGGCAATAGCGGCCTCAGCAAGTATGTCTAGACTGCAAAAGCTATCCGGTGCGGCGCTGGCAGTCGGAATGGTTGGAACCATGGCCACTCAGGGCGCCGCTCAGTCTGGTGCAATTAGCCCTGAGGCGGCTGCCTCCCTGCAGGGAATTTTTGATATTACAATGGCTTTTGCAGTGCTCTCAATGGTCCTGCCCACACTTATCGCCGCATTGAAAGCTGCTTTGGTTGCGATTGGTGCATTTATTGCTGCGCTTCCGTTAATTGGTCTTGCATTTCAGGGTGCTGTCGCCGCGGTTGCTGCCGCAGGGGTTGGTCTTGCCGCGGCTACCGCAGGTGTTGCTTTGGCCGTTATTGCAATTATTGCCGCGATCGGTCTCCTTATTGCATTTTTGCTTGGAAAAGCTGGCGAAGCAGAGGACGAGAGAAGGAACAGCGAGCTTAAGCCCGGCGACCCTGGGTACGCGGATAGGGTGAGGAGCCGTTATTACGACACGCGCGGGACTGTTCTTGATGGCTCTGGCTACTACAAGGACTCACAGTACGCGTCATCAACCGTTCAAAACGGACTAATCAGAAACGACCTCAACCAGCGCTCCATGGTCAACTTTAGGCAAGCAGAGCGCGAGTCTCGCTATCCAAGGGTCATTGAGCAGGCCAAGAGCGGCATGAGGGATTTGACTAACTATCAAAAACTTCTTATCAACCAGCAGGATGCCGCAAATACTGCCCTGAAGAAATATAATGGATTGCTGGCAATTGCAAAGCAGCGCGTAGCTGATGCACTTGAAATCCTTCAGAAGGTTGCCGAGGAAGTTCTTGACGACATTATTAACCCTGACTTTGAGAATCCATACGCACTAGACTCAGGCGAAATGGTTAAGTACGAAAAACTGCTTGAGATTGAGCAGGAGATGAGCTTCACAACCTTTGAGAATAGGCAAGGAATTAGCAGGTCATTTGATGAATACAAGGACATCCTTGATTCCATTCTTCCACTAACCGAGGACGAACTAAACGCTGGCGAGGTTAACCTCAAGATGGTTAATGAGCGCCTAAAGATTGAAAAGGAACGAAGGAAAGAGCAGGAGCGAATCAAGGCACTTGCTGAGGCTGAATATGACCTCGGCCTTGCAACGCTTCAGCAATATGATGAATCAATTGACCCGCTGCAGCGCGCAATTCAACTTCGCCAAGCGCAACAGAAGTACGAGAAAGATATCTCCGACCTTCGCTTTGAGGGCCTTGAAAACCTTGTTGATGAGGCAACGAACTCACGAGATTGGGGTCGTCTAACCGAGGCAACCAAGGAGCGCCTTGAGGAGTTCAGCAAGGGTCAGGAGCTGATTCTTGATGAGATGACTAGGATGTTTGAGGACTACAACCGAGACATCGCATGGATTCTTGAGAACCCAGACCTTTCATGGGCAGAAAAAGAAAGCCAAATTGCAGTCAAACTTAAAGAACTCCAGGGCAAGCTTGAGGAACGTTTTGGGATAACTATTGACATGATGGGCGCAAAGGTCACAGAAATGAACTCTGCAATGCGCTCAGTTATGGATGCCGCGAACATGAAGGGCATTGATATGAATGTTACCTTTGCCGAGGATCTAATCAAAAACCTTGAGACCAAGGGGTTTAAGGTCTTGATTAGTTACATCATGAAAAAGTATAAAGAAGTTCTGCGCCTTATGCAGCTGGTTGCTCGCGCAACGGCTACCGTTGAAGCCCTAGCAGACCCGGGAAATCAAGTTAAAGCTCTGAAGAAAAACTATGAAACAACGCTGAACACAATGCTAAGCACTATGGTTTCTAAGGGCGTGGCGAGTGATGAGCTTAAGGGTGTAAGGGCCGGAATTAAAGGCCTCGCAGCCATTAATGAAATTGCGCCACTTCAGACTAAATACAATCAGATTTTAGATGAATTTGCCATAATTGCATCACACTATCCAAAACTATTCCCAAGATATTTTGACAAGGAAACTGGTGATATGGTTATACCAGGATTCCACTCTGGCGGAATTATGGAAAAAAACCGGCTAAGCCTTGTCGGCGTACAATAAATGTCAATAATCCTGTAATTAGGAACGATAATGACATTAGGAAGCTTGCCCAGGAAATCTCAAGGGTTCAGGCAAGCCAATTTAGGACTGAGGGCGGGAGGCTCTAATGGCTGAAATTCGCGTATACATCCAGCCCCGGCTTCCTGCTGCCTCCAGCCAAACAGCGTTCTATGACTTCAGCAAGCATGTTGAGTTTGACTCCCTTGAGTGGGAGCAGAACGATCAGGGCAATGCCTCAACAATGCGCGCAAACATCTACAGCATCATGCCCGTTAGCACCACGAACTGGGCTGCATATGCTGGAGCCACACAAGCCGCGCAGATCCAGAATGCCCTAGACGATCAGTTCTACCATCTCGATATCCCTTCTAGGACAGAGATCCAGATTCGCGACGTATCTACGAGCCCGCACACCATCCTTTGGGGCGGAGTCGTCACACGGGTTTCCGAGAACCGAGATGGCGGTGCCATCGTTGGTTCCATTGACGCGGTGGACTATACCGCGCTCCTTGATGAGGCGGTTGCCCTTGAGTTCACGCCGCTTGCAAACTCAACCATCAAGCAGACCATCACTAGCGGCACGTACACGTTTACCCCGAGCTTTGCCGAAAGGACTGCGGGCCTGGCGGCAATCACCGTCAGCTCAGTCTCAGTCGGTGCCCCGTATAGCCGAAACCTTGAGATCGGTGACACCATCGTCGTAAACATTAGCGACGATACCTACGACGGTGTGCACAAGATTACTGGCATCGCGTCAGAGGGAAGCACCTACAAGCTTAGATTCCAGCAGTATTCCAATGTTGCTGATAGCGTCAGCGCTGCAGTAACTGGAGCGGTCAGCGTGCCGGGGTTCATGACTACGGCAAACGCGCCCCAGCTGGACTCTCGCGTTTCCACCATTGCAGGAAATATTGCCGATCTGAATCCTGACTGGCGCTGGAGCCCGCGCAACCCAGACATCACTCGGGCGGTTAGCAATGCGGCACGCACAGCCACGACAGCAACCATTACAACTTCAGCACCACATGGCTTTGGTCAAGATCGCGTTGTTACCATCGCACTGACAAATGGACCAACTGGCTTCGCGGATCTGAACGGGTCATTTGTTATTGCGTCAGTTCCAACTGACAACACCTTTACCTACACGACAATTACCAGTGGAACGATCACTTCTGGTGCTGCGACAGGAACTGCGGCCTGCGCCGGTGAAATCACTCCAACCCCAATGAAGGGCGGAACCCTCGCAAGGAACCTGCAGTATGCGGTGGAGCGTGGAAACGGTGTGTTCTATCTCGGCGCAGGAACACTTGATGGCGGCGGGAACCTCACGATCCCACTGAACGTAAAGAGCAAGGCGCTGAGCGACCTAATCACCAATGGTCTCTTTGATGCCAACAAGACTGTTAGTGTCTCAAAGATTACAAGCCCAGCGTCAACGACGAAGACGGTAACCACCTCCTACCCGCACGGTCTTTACACGGGGTATTCGGTCACGGTCTCTGGGGCCACCGGCACTAATGCGGCTGACGTAAATGGGAACACCTACACAATCACTGTCACTTCCTCAACGACATTTACGTTTACCGCAGCAACTTCTAATGCGCTGAATCTCACGGGTGGCTCTATTGCAATCACCGCAGCCTCTGGTTGGTCGGTCGGGTCGTTCTCAATAGACACAACTGGAGCCACCGGCCCACTGGCGGTACGGTAGTCGGCAACTCGCATGGATACGATATATGCAAAGTGGATAGCCCAAATAATGAGTGGAGCCGAAACTACGGTCTAATTGAGGTTCCTGCAACGGCAACCCAGATGACGCCAGTGCTGCATCACGACTCATTCTCAAGCTCGTACAGCGTCTACTACACAGACATCCAGGCGATCAAGCTCACGGGAGCTTTTGGCTTTAGTGATCGAGTAGCAGAGGATGAGACCTACTACAACGACCTGACAAGCGGAAGCATTGACCTTCGCGACTTTGAGAACCCAAGCGCCCCCGAGGAGTCTGGCGAGGCGTCAAACAGAATCTATGTCTACGCTCCATACACAGTAGAAGATCCGCTTACCGGGGCAAGGCAGGTCACCGCATACCGCAACACCTATGACTTCGTGCAGGGCGTTTGGTCTGCTGGCGGAAAGAGGATTGAAGCCTCAATCGTTGAACTTGATGCAACAGACGAAACAACCGCAATGCTCACCGCGCAGCAATACTTCAAGGAGCGTGGCATCTCCCTGCGCTCGTTTGAGTTTGAGCACATCTCTGGACCGCTAAACGTTGGTGACGTGATTCCATTCATCTGGAATGAGCTTGGAATTGCAGAAGCCCTTGTTGTCCGCCGACAGGTCGGATACCTCATTGGTCAGGAGGTGTTCTATCGGGTGCAACTGGGTGGCGACATGTCGTTCCAGCGATCCACCATGTACCTTGTTGAGCGAAGGCTCAAGGAGATCACTGGTGACGCTGCGTACTTCTCACCGCGCACAAAACCCACTTGCACCAGACACAGCCGTGCCATCGTTTACTGACACGACAGTTGCGGCATCAACGGGGTATATCTACAAGGTTGCCGCCGTTGACGTCTCTGGCGCCACCCCAGTGCTTACTGAGTATTCTGCTGAAACCGAAACCTTGACCCCAACAGCGTCTGGGGAAACAGATTTTTCTGACGCTTATAACGGCCTTGGGATCAATGTCCCAAAGATTGTAAACAGCGTGACTTACCCAGGGAATGGTGTTGCCAAGTCGGTTTCTGGGATTGCTAGCGGCGCGTCAACGACCGCAACAGTAACAACCTCAACGGCACATGGCTTTTCAACTGGCTATGTCGTTGGCATTACTGGTGCCGCGGGTGCAAACAACGCCGATGTTAACGGCGGGTTCTATATTATTACGGTTCTATCATCTACTACGTTTACCATTACAAAGACTGGAACCAATGTTCTCAGCCTTACTGGTGGGACAGCGAACGGGTGGCAGGTAAGCGGTGCATTTGTTGATGACACTGGAACCAACCGAGTCCTTGGGGATGCATTTTCCCTCGTCCAGTTCCCAGTTGGGCAAATTGTTTACTCCGAGGCAGACGGAAAGCTGTACCGCAACGGAAAGCATCCATCACCAGGAGCGTGGGACAACTATTGGACTCGGGCATCGGTGGACGCAATTGACGTCACCTCCGACGGCTTGGTTGTAATTTCTGCTGACAAGATCACGACGGGAACCCTCGGTTCAATAAGTCTCAATGGCGGGGTGTTCGGAGTTACCAGCCTTGGAGCCGTTACCGCAAGCAACGTGAATATAACCGGCGGCCAGCTCAACATAAACGGAAACTTTATCGTCAATTCCTCTGGCGATCTTACTGCCTACGGCGCAAAATTTAACCCAGAGGGAAAACCAGCCGTCACCCTCCAGGGAAACTCTGACGAGGGAGACATTGCCGTCCCTGATGGAAATAGGCTTGATATTGGTCATACGAATACATCCACAAACTTTTTTCAGGTTGGAGCAAGGATGTCTTCTGGTAGAAATTGGACATTCTATGGCGATGTAACAATTAACGGAAACATAAGCGCAACATCTGGGCTTGGCGGAACAGTTGCAGACGGGTCTATTACTACTGCAAAGCTTGCGGATAGCGCAGTTACAACGGCAAAAATTGCTACAGATGCAGTAACCTCAGCTCAAATTGCGGCTGCTGCGGTTGGAAGTTCTGAAATTGCAACTGGTGCGGTAACCGAAACTGAGCTTGGTTCATCTGCGGTTACAACAGTAAAAATTGACGCGCTAGCGGTAACTACCGCCAAAATTGCTGATGTTAATGTCACTACTGCAAAAATTGCTAACGATGCTGTAACTTCTGGAAAAATTGGTACAAACGCTGTAACCTATGGGAAGGTTAACGATGATGCTATTGGGACAGCAGCAATTATTAACCTTGCTGTAACCCAGGAAAAAATTGCTGCTGGGGCTGTTACTTCAAGCAAGATTGGAACCGGGGAGGTAACTACCTCAAAACTTTCCCAAGGGTCAATTGGTGGATCAGAATTTACTGCCGGCACAACTGGCGGGGTGGTTTTTGCTTCATGGTCAGCAAGTGGAACCGCCGCAGCATTTCTTCGCAAGGGCACTGCAAGCGGAGTATCCGAACGTTCTTGGAAAAAGGAAATTGAACCGCTGCCAACTTTAACCGACAAATACGCTGAACTTAATTGGGTTAAGTTTAAGTGGGACCACGATGGAGTTAAGGCGGCAGGTTCTGATTATAAATTTGGAGATAATGTTCAGTACGGTCTAATTGCGGATGAAGTTGAAGGCATTTTGCCAGATGCGATACTGTGGGAAGATCATGGCGGCGCGATGTCTCGTGGTGTTTTCTGGGATTACATGAGATCCGTAGAGGGCGCTGTGATAAAGGATTTGATCCTCAGAGTAAAATCCCTTGAATCCAAAGTGTTTGAACTAGAGAATAAATAGAAAGTCTGGAGATAAAGTGAAGACATCTTTCATGCACTACACCGAAGCAGGCTCATTTGCTGTTTTTCAAGAGGATAATACCTGCGTTGTCTATAACGAGTCACAGGATAAAGTTGCAACGACCATTAGCGCCGAGTCTGTTTCTACCGCCCCAGATGGATGGTTCTTTCTTTCTTCTGAGGCAACTGAACTTTCTATTGTGCAATCCCTTATTGAAGACGGCGCAATGGAGGTACAG